ATTCACCGGGACCAATGCTGCTGGTGTCGGAACTGTAGGAGTGGTGGGCTTTGGTACAGCTGATCCCCACACCGCAGCGTCTTTCAATTCAACTGCTACAAATTCGCTTGCCGTCGCTTTTGATTCTGCAACCACCGCTACAGTAGAGCCCACAACGCCAGCGGGATGGACGCTTGCTGTTACTAATGCTAGCGGTACTGCTGCAATTACAAATGCTATATGGACGAAGGTGCTTAGTAGCAGTGGTTCGGCATCTGGCGCTATTTCGGTAACTGAAAGTGGAACGTCCTGGGTCCTGGGGCAAGTCGAACTGCTTGCTGGTCCATAGAGGTGCCAGGCACCGCCAGCCTCTGCGATAAACACAACTCTTGATTTTAGGAAAGACACATTAAATGGCACTTTCTTCAACGCAGGTCTTGGCAAGAGGGCTAGTTAGCCGCGCGGACCCAACTCCGAATGCCGATGGCATCAGCAATGACGTTGCCCTTAGGCTGGATTCATGGGGCGGCATCTTCACGGCACCTATGGTCCGCAAGCAGCATAATCTGGCTGATGCTGGCGCATATTATGTGTGCAATAATGCACAAACTGCGATTGTCCCCACATATGGGACTGCCTTCGCGGCTACCTCTCCATTTATCCTGATCTCGAATGGCTCGGCATCGCAAAGACTTTACCTAGACTATATCGCGTTGACGGCGATTGTTGCCGGTGCCAGCACCACCACGGCCGGCTATACCGCGTGTGCTGTTTATATAGATAACACCCTGAGATACAGCTCTGCTGGCACGAACCTAACGGCCAGCGTCTATAATGCAAATATGGCCGCCGGCCTGAATAATTCCGGCGCTTCCGTATATTGCGGCGCAATAGTCGCCGCCGCGGCTTCCGGTGCGGTACGCCCGATCTGCGGTGTTCGCAATCTCCGCCCGGCGGTCAGCGCGACCGTGATCAATGTCGTTGGCGACATGAATCTTTTGACATTCGGTTCCGTCGAGGGCGCTACCGGCTCCATCACGATTGCTAACGCCAATGTTATGCCGCAGGCCCTGCCGCCAGTGGTTATCGGGCCTGGACATTCCGCGCTGATTTATCTATGGTACCCGGTGATGACCGCACCAAGCGCCGCGACGTATGCCCCAGAGATCGGATTCTGGGTGCGATAAGTTATATGTTATCATCATGCTTCTTATTTATTCTAATTTGTTGGGCAATACAGCGGCTCTGCGAACCGCATCCGGAGGCACTTCGACCGCCAGACTTACGCCGGCAAGCATAGCAGCTTGGCTTGTGGCAAATGGCCATGGGGAGACGGTATGGGCCAACACTGCCGTCACAGGCAGATTGCCGCTTCAGGTAATCGGGAAATCAGCGGGAATTGCGGCGGCGCAGTTTTCCGGCGCGGTTATTTTAAGGGCGTTTGGCGCCGTAGTCGGCCCCGCCAGAGCCGCAATGATCGGGCGCATAGCCCTACAAGGCGCTGGGGCGGCCATAGGGGCGGCGCGAGCTTCTTTCGTTGGCCGAGTATCCTTAGCGACCATCTCGGCGGCTAGGGGCCTCGCAAGAGGGTTAACTTCCACCGGCGTTGTGGCCATGCTAATTTCGATTTCCCGAGCCGGCGTCAGTGGGCTGGCGTCCGTCGCGGGGGTCGTTGCCATATCGGCGAGGGCATCGGCGGCTGGTATGGGCCGTGCGGCGCATATCGGAAGGACTCAAATTCTTGCGCGAACCGCAGCCTTAACGATCGGGCTGGCAGCGGCATCGGTGAAGTTGGTATTGAGTGCGCATGCTTCGGCGCTTGCCGGCTCTTCTGCCGGTCCGGCTGGCAGAGTGCAGATTCTCGCAATTTCGGCCGTTCTGGCGACCGGACGTGGTGCGGCCACATTCATCGTTGGCTTGCGATCGATTGCCATGACCCTAGGGTCGTCGCGCAGCGTCATTGGTGGAAAAGTGGCCATAGCCGCACGTGCCAGTGCAATCGGAGTGGCTCGGTTTGCCATGACGGCCGCAATTGCGTTGGTTGGACGATCAGCTCCGCGCAGTGCAGGACAAGCGGCGCCAAAAGGTATTCTGACTCTGACCACGGCTTCACCATCTCGAAGCACTAACAGTACAGCTAAAGCTTTGTACAATGTCACGCTTACCACGATGTCCATTGCTGGCCGTTCGATTGCTAACTCAATAGCCCTGCTTGTTCTAAAATATGCGCTTTTTGTCGATCCTGAGCGCGTTGTGCAATATCCGGTGTCGGCGTCGGCAAGAATAGCGAGGCACGGTGCCGGAATGCCGCGAGCTGCTTTCGATTTTCCTCCGGTTTCACCAACTGAGCAAGTGGTTTTAGGATTTGATTTTTCCCCAGATCTTGCTGTTGGGGAACTTCTCATCCTTGGAAGTACGTCAGTGTCAATTGCGGTCGTTTCCGGGGTTGACGCAACGCCGTCCTCGAGGCTTATCGGGACTTCTTCAATTTCCGGCTCATTTGCTCTGCAAGCGATCGGGGGGTTGCAATCTGGTGCGATTTATAATATCGTCGCAACTGTCGCTACAAGTGGAACTCAGATTTTAACGCTGAGCGCGCACCAGTCTTGTAATGCGTAGCGGAATTGGCGGTGGATCGCCAATCCCTCGCCGAGTGGCGGGTTAATGAGCACTTCTGATTCGTCTGGTAAAGAGAGGCTCCTTCCAGTTCCTGGTTGGACCTCTTTTTCTTTAGCTTCTAAAAACATGATGGATAGATTTTTCTAAATGGCACATGCTGGAGGAAGGCCCACATTATATAAGCCTGAATACTGCCAGTATTTGCTTGAAGATATGGCACAGGGATTTTCTCTCACAGCATTTGCTGGATTGATCGGGGTGAGCCGGTCGACAATCAATATGTGGATGGATGCACACCCAGAGTTTTCGGAAGCGGTATCGCAAGGCAAGGCATTACAACTACGCGCTTGGGAGCTGGATGCAAGAAATATTGCTCGCGGAAATGGCGGTCCTGGGGCTTCCACAATGACCGTGTTTGGCTTATCGAATCTTGGCGATGGCGAATGGCGGAATAAGCAGGATCACACGCTTGCCAATCCTGATGGTAGCAATCTCGAAAACAGGACGGTGATTATTTTGCCACCTAATGGGAGGGATTGATTGATATTTCTTGAATTGGCATCGATGGCAATATTATTTCTTGTAGGTCTACGCTTCGTTATTGTTATGGTGTACACAAGCCATCTGGAAAGCAGAGTCGAGGCGCTTGAGGCTGGGCTTGATATCCTGAGGCGTGACGTAGATGGCTTGTTACAAAAGTGATATGAGCGTCGCTCAAACTAAGGCGGCCGGACGCCGTATAAAAAGCCGTTATGCTCCCCCGCATAGGCGCATGGCAGTGATTGAAACCGGTCTCAAAAAAGGCCAGAAAGCCGGCAAGAAATAGTTTGTAACAAAAAGTGATAATTTTTATTTTTGCGGTGTAACGGCGGGCGAGGTCCAGACGAAATGTTGTGGGAGTCTGGCGTAAGCGGGGACCATTAATCCAAGAAGAGCCCGGCCTCGACATGCCAGAAATCAAGCCGCAAGATGGGCCGCAATTCGCATTTTTAACATCATGCGCAGACATTGCTATATACGGTGGCGCGGCGGGTGGCGGAAAATCCTATGGCTTGCTACTTGAGCCTTTGCGGCATATATATAATCCTCAGTTTGGTGGCGTTATATTTCGCCGCACATTGGCCGACGTTAAGAAAGAGGGCTCGCTTTGGGATACGTCGCTCCCGCTTTATGGATCAACCAATGCCCGGCCTCGCCAGGACAATCTTAGCTGGAAATTTCCCAGCAAGGCTAAAATTACATTTGCGGGGCTCGATCATGAGACAAGCGTGCTTGACTGGCAAGGATCGCAACTTGCATTCATCGGCTTTGATGAACTTACTCACTTCAGTCGAAGTCAGTTCTTCTACATGTTATCTCGCAACAGGTCGACATGCGGTATACGCCCATACGTACGGTGCACCACTAACCCTGATGCAGATTCTTGGGTCGCCGAACTCATTGCCTGGTGGATCGACGATAACACAGGGTCTGCGATTAGCGAGCGATCCGGTGTCATCCGCTGGTTCGCGCGGATAAATGATGAAATTCGCTGGGCTGATAGCTGTCAAGGACTGACTGCAAGAAATCCTGAATGTGAGCCGAAGTCGCTAACGTTTATTCCAGCCAGGCTGGAAGACAATCGCATTTTGATGGCCGCCGATCCAGGATATCGTGCGAATCTCATGGCGTTGCCCCACGTCGAGCGCGAGAGACTATTAGGCGGTAATTGGAAAGTCAGGCCTTCGGCTGGATTGTATTTTCAGCGTGTGTGGTGTAAAGTCATAGATGCCATTCCGGCGGGTACGACGTTCGTGCGTGGCTGGGATTTGGCGGCAACTGCAAAGACGGAAAGCAATGACCCGGACTGGACTGCGGGGACTAAGATTGGTCGCATGCCTGATGGACGATTTGTCGTTGCGCATCATTTACGAATTCGCGGTACGCCGATGGAAGTGGAGCGATCGCTGGTTAATCTCGCATCCTCAGACGGGTGTATGGTTCGAATCGCAATTCCTGAAGACCCTGGACAGGCTGGAAAATCGCAGGCGCAGCAGCTGGTGAGACTTCTCGCCGGCTATACCGTGCGAATTAAGAGAGCGTCAGGTGACAAGGCAACGAGGTTTGGCGCGTTTTCGGCTCAAGCGGAGGCGGGCAATGTTGATATTCTTCGCGGCGATTGGAATGAGAGCTGGTGTACGGCACTGGAGGCTTTTCCGGAATCCGCGCACGATGATGATGTAGATTCGACGAGCGAGGCGTTCAATCTTCTGACGTCTGAGCAGGTAATTTCGTTTCATGTTCCAGTGGTGGCGAGCCGTCCGCGAGATTTGCCATCTTAAGTATTCCTGGGACTGTTTCGAATTTCCCCTCTATCCATACCACATTCGCTAGCGACAGCCCCAATTTTGATAGTATTGATTTTACTTCGTTTAGCGATCGCCGCCCAAAATTTGGAATTAGCAGAAGCTCTGCTTCCGTTCTGTGAACGAGGTCGTTTAGAGTGCAGATGCTTTCATTTTTAAAACAGTTCATGGTGCGAACGGAAGCGGCATCCATATAGCCTATAAAATCGTCTAGTTGTGTATCAAGATATATGGGCTCGTCGAATCTCGGACCCTTGTAGGTCCATTTGGTTTGTTGTTCCGATTGTGGCGAGCAAGCCGATTCAGGTGCCGGGCTAGCGCGGCCCAAAATGGATCGCAATTCGGCCTGCGTCACGCGGCCGAAATTTGGGATGCGTACGCCGAGAATTCTTTCAGCATCGCCGACGGTTTTGATGCCATCGTTTCTTAATGTGTTTCTCAAGCGACAGCTCATTGCAATATGTTCGATGGGCGTATCTCGGCTTAATTGCAATTCAGGCGGCAGCAATGCGCCGCAAGTTGGGCATCGTGCTTCCATCGTCGCGTCTCCTAGGATTAGCCGATGCCGCGGCGCTGGCGCCGCGCAAGCCATTCTGGACTCGGCCATTCATCATCTGATAGTTCTGGATAATCTTCTATTTCTTTCGCTCGCGCGTTGATCAGCCGCGTGATACAGTCTCTGAGTGTTTCTAAAGCAAGCTTTTCATCCTTACTGCCGCCGGCGCCGCTGTCTTTGAAATTCTCTTCTAGCAGAGTGATAATGCTAATGCCGCCTGTGGCACAGGATGGCATATCCGAAACGTATATATCGATACTATCATTCGAGTATGATACACTAATAGCTATGTTTGCATAATCCTCCGGCCAGTCTTCAAGCTTTTGTATGTCGGATTCAAGCTCCGGATCCATATCCCGGCCGAATGGATAAAAGTCTCCATCTCTTATTTTGCGGTTGCAGTCGCGCATTTTTCGCCTTTCTGGGATAGCTTATGGCGCGCAAGCCACTGCCTACGAAAACGCCGCAGAATTCCGGTGGCTCATGGGGAACGCCGCCGCGGTTTGACAGCTCGATGTTGCTGGCTGACATCGGGTCGACCGGCCTTCGTGCGTTTGGCGGCTACATTCGGGAAGACTATATCCCGAATCTCGTTGGCCGGCAAGGCGCAACGATCTATCGGGAGATGCTGGACAACAGCCCTATTATCGGGGCAGTGATGTTTGCCATCCTCGGCACCATGCGCAAGGTCGAGTGGCGTTGTGAGGCAGTTGATGACAGCGCGGCAGCACAGCAAGCAGCAGAATTCGCCGATTCTTTACGTTTTGATATGTCTCACACATGGGAAAATTTTGTCACTGAAGTTTTGTCGATGTTGGGATATGGCTACAGTTTCCATGAAATTGTATACAAGCACCGCCTCGGACCCCAGCCCCATCGGCGTAATGGCCCATATCCAGGCCGGGAAAGACCAAGCTCGAAATTCAATGACGGATTGCTTGGGTGGGCAAGATTGCCGATCCGATCGCAAGATACGATTCTAAAATGGTTCATCGACGAAAACGGCCAAATCGATGGAGTCACACAGCAGCCTTGGATGGGTCAGTTAGTTGACATCCCAAGCGAAAAGAGTATGCTCTTCCGGCCGATTCATCATAAAAACAATCCAGAGGGGCGCTCGATTTTGCGCAACTCGTATCGGCCATATTATTTTGTAAAGCGCCTGGAGGAAGGCGAAGCAATCCATATCGAACGCATGGCTGGCAATGTAATTGTCCGGGTTCCATCGACAATGCTGGACCAAGCTAAATCCGGCAACGCCGATGCCATGGCTGCGTTGAATGCGTATAAGCTTATGGCGACGCGTTCGCGCACAGATGAGCAGATGGGACTTCTGCTTCCTTCTGATACATACATGGGCGCTAATGGTCCGACGAACGTTCATCTATTTAATTATGAATATGTTGTGCCAACAGGTGGTAGCAGGACAACAGATGCCAACACCCCGATCGTTCGCCACAAGCTTGATATCCTAACAAGCACGTTGGCCGATTTTATTCAAATGGGCCACACGACGCGGGGTGCGCAAAACCTTGCGGATACCAAAGTTGATTTGTTCATGCAGTCCGTCGAGGGCTGGCTCGACGATGTTGCGGCAATTATCAACAAGGATGGATTGACCAAGCTATGGGCTTTGAACGGAATGGACCGGAATCTCATGCCGGAATTCATTCCGGACATGGCGCAGCAAGTTGATCTTGACATTCTATCCAATTTCATCCTACGGCTAAGCCAAGCCGGTGTTCAAATGTTCCCGGATGAAGATCTTGAGGATTATGTCCGTGATGCAGCTGGCCTGCCGGATGCCATGGAAGGGCGTCCATGGGAGGCGCAGCTACAGGAGCAAGCCGGTGACCAGGCCAAGAATCAGCATAGCAAGGCCACAGCTAAGGGCATTGTGAAGGCTGTCATGGGCGAGCAACTTAAGAGGAAGCGCAAGGCGTGACCGAGGGCTTTAATCCATTGTTGGCCTTAGAATGGCTTGAATGGAAGGCCAAGCAAAAAAGCCGCTTAATTTATATTAGCCTAGGCTGTTCCTCCGTTGCGATAATTTTTTCGTTCATATCGGCTATCATTGGGGTCGCGGCATCAATTATTGCTCTTTTCTTCATATGGAAGGCGCATGATATAGGATTGCCTTTGAGAAAGCGATGGCTTGAACTCGAAGGTTGGAGAAGGCGCAAGGCATGAAAGCCGAGCTGACAAGATATTGGTTGCGTTGGGAAGAGAGAGACGGTAGGATTGTTGCCGTTCCTCTGTGTCACGATAATGCCAAGATTGTTGACACGACAAGAACCGAATTCGATATAGACGATCTTTATGTAGGACATTGCGAGGTTACTCGCGAGTCACTGTACGATGTTCTTTTTGGCGCGGACGCTGAAAAATGACCTCCTGGAAGCTCTTTGAGATCGAAACCCCTGATGGCCGCGTAATCCGGCATCGCCATGAATCCTTGGAGGCCGCAAGGAAAGCTCTGCTTGACGGCTATAAGGTAAACGGTGAGGTGTTCGGCGCCTCAACAGACGATAAGGGCGGCCTTGTCGACGCCATCGGCGGCAGGTCACTCATGCAGACGCTTTTGGAAGCGCATGGCGACGTGTTGCTTGCATGGCTGGATAAGCATGACAAGAAGAATCGCACGGTTTCATCCTGATGTCCATTCTCTCATTTCTCGCCTCATTGCGTAAGGACGCGAAGCCAAATTATAACGGCTTGGGTATCTGGGTGCAGAAAGATGCCCCGGTTTCCATGTGGGTGCAGAAAGACCCGGTTTCCATGTGGGCGCAGAAAGATGCGCCGGTTTCCGGGGACGTTCATGTTTCAACCACAGGCGGAAAGAAAAAGCCGAAGTCGCAAGTCAGCGACAATGATGACGACGATAAGGACGTCACCCATTTGCCAGTTACAAATATGACATTAGCCGCGCAGCAAATCACCGGGCAAAAGCCAACGGCGAAATTTGCCGAAGTGCTAAAGGTCGACGAATCGCTTGGCCTCGTGCTTGGTTGGGCTATCGTATGCAAGAAAGACGGGGCGGATTATTGGGATTTGCAAGAGGACCACATTCCGGAATCCTCTATGCTATCAGCTGCTATTGATTTTATGCAGCATTCTAGAGTTGCAAAGGAAATGCATAGCGGCGAGAGCGCAGGCTCGGTTGTGTTTGCCTTTCCAATGACGGAAGATATCGCAAAAGCATTTGGCATTGAAACTAAGACGACTGGGCTCATGATCGCCATTAAGCCCATGGACGGCGGCATGCTGGCGAAATTCAAGGATGGGACTTATACCGGTTTTTCGATTGGCGGGTCGAGGCTTGAGGACGAGGATGTTGCGGCCTGAGCGCGTCTCCGAATTGCGACCAATAACTGTCGCCAAGTGAATTCCGCATATGGCCCACGGGGGCCTGTTGGGTAATAATGGCAGATGCATTCCGGATTATGGTGGATGCGGTTGACGAGTATAGAGTGTGCTTGTTCTACACCATATTTGGCGAGCATGCGCTCGGCGACTTTATTAATGAGTGTCGTATTTTTCAAGGTGCACCCTCATGACCTAGCGGGACGAAGATGTCCTTGATTAATGCGCCTAGTTTCCCAGCCTAGCTTAGCTGATTCAGATCGCTGCCTACATTGCTCATCGATTGATGGACTTATCCATATTTCAACGTGCGGTATTCCATGCGCATCTATGCGAATTTTCGGAAAAATGGCCTTAAGATAATGTCTCTCAATCTTCCCGTCTGAGAATATACGCATTTTTTTGCACCAAAGTGTGGAGACGCTGATGACCAGGCGCATCATGCGCGCATTCAAGTTGGATGAGATTAGCGCAGTCGACCGTCCAGCGCAAGCGCATGCCAAGGTCGTCTTGATGAAACGCGATTTCTCCGCAAGCGAGAGGCGTACTGACGCTAAAAGCGGAGTTGCATTACCCGATGGCTCATTTCCTATAGCCAATGCCGAAGACCTCGCCAATGCCAGGCGGCTTGCCGGCAAGGCTAAGGATCCGGCCGCGGCCAGAGCCCACATTGCAAGCCGTGCAAAAGCACTAGGACTATCAAAACTGGAGTCTACAATGACTGACGAAGAAATCCAAAAGGCTGTAGAGGCGGCTGTCGCCGAGGCCAAAATAGAATTTGATGCACTCAAGAAGCGTGCCGATGATGCCGAAGCTGCGCTGGCGAAGGCCAAGGACGGCAAGGACGGCGAGCCAGATGGCGACGAAGGCAAAGACGGTGACGGCAAGGATGGCAAGGGCAAGATGAAAAAGCTTGAGCTACCAGAGGAAATCCGGAAAAAGCTTGAGAAAGCCGACGCCAATGAGGTCATTCTGAAGCAGCTGATGGACGAGCGTGAGGCGGCGATATTCGCCAAGCGCGCTGTTGCCATTGGATTGCAAGAGCCACATGGCGAGATTCTTCGCAAGGCCTACACCGGCGACAAGGAATCTATTGCCAAGCTCGAAGCGCTCATGAAGGGCTTAGCCGAGCAGGTTCGTACTGGCAAGATTTTCGCCGAGTTCGGGTCTAATCAATCCGGCGGTGGCGCGACGGCGGCTGATGAAATGAATGCGCAGGCAGCGGCCTATCGCGAAGGCCAGCTCAAGATCGGCAAGAAGTGCTCTCCAGAGCAGGCATTCACGGCAGTCTATACCGATTCGGCACATGCTGAGCTGAAAAAGAGGTATGACACCGAGGAAATGAAAAAGCGCTATGCCGCTTAAAGCCCCGTAGCCGTAGCTACGGGGCAGAGTTTTATAGTTTGGGGCGGCAACTCCGTTTTCCTGGGGTATGGCATAGAGCATCACCTCCTTCCTAAAAAATGAACTGCCTACATCACTGAATATCACAAGCCCCGCCATCGCGGGGTTTTTTATTGCCCACGCCATGGCGGCGCCGGCTAATTGAAAAGGATCTGCTGTCATGGCGACAGAGGGAATTCTCTTACACGACGGCACCCAAACCATTGCTGCGGCTAATTATGGCAATGGCGCCAATCTCGCCGGCTCGAACACTGCCGGCACCACTGGCGGCTCGACCGGTTCTGGGCAGTTTCTATGCGTAGGAATTAGCACGGCCGCAGCGCGTACATCTCTGCTAGCGTCTGCTGCCGGTCAGCAAATATACGGCGTGCTCCAGAATAAGCCAGCAGCCGGCCAGGCTGCTGATGTTGGCATATTCGGCATTACAAAAATTGTCGTTGGCACTGGTGGCTCGACATTCGGCTTGCCACAAATGACGACGACCGCCGGCGCCGTAACTGATTGGACCACCGGCTCAGGCAAAGTTCAGATTGGTGTTGCGCTTGAGACGGGCGTGGCCGGTCAGCTGATTACAATGTTTCTCTATGGCGGCCAGCAGAAGCTTCTAACCTAACGGTCTTAATATGACACAGGTGAAACTCAGGTCTGCTGGCGGCAAAGGCATGACACAGGCCGCGTGGAAATACGCAATGGCGTGTCAGAACGCAAGAGAGAGTCTCAATAAAGCTCGTGATAGACACGAGGCAGAGAAGAAAGCGGATAAAATGAATATCACGCTTCCTAAGCTAAAATGGATGGAAAACAAGACCACTTAATTCTCTACAATTCCAAAAAACAATTGACCGCCGTATCGCCAGCCCGCGATGCGGCTTTTTTATTAACGGTTCCTTGGGCAAGGCCAGGCAAGCGCGGGGCTCTCGATGCCTCGCCACGCCATTGATTAGAAAGATGGTGCCCACGTGCCCCAGCCAGTCCTTCAGGACGTCCATGTATCGGCTGCGTTGACTAACGTCAGCGTTGCTTATTTCCAGGATGAAGCCTATTTCATTGCTGAAAAAGTCTTCCCAATGGTTCCGGTTGTTCATCAGACGGATCAATATTTTGTATGGTCGCTTGCCGACTTCTATCGTGATGACGCTCAGCTGCGTGCCGACGCGACGGAATCTGCCGGAACCGGCATGAATCTGAACACTCTAACCTATTCCGCAAATGTCTGGGCGTTGCACAAGGATATTGGTCCGCAGGTTCGCGCCAATTCCGATCCAGCAATCGACATAGACGTCACCACAACCCGCATGCTTATGCAAAAAATATTGATCAAGCGGGAGAAGATTTTTACCACGAAGTTCTTGACAACTTCGATTTGGACCGGATCTTCAAGCGGCGGCGATATCACAGGCACCGCAGGCGGAACGCCAGGGACCAGCACGCCAGCGAAATGGAGTGATGATGCCAATGGTGATCCGTTCACGGACATCTCTACTCAGCAAACCGCAATTCTTCAGAACACCGGATTTATGCCTAACATTCTGACTATTGCATGGCCGGTCTATCAAGCGTTGCGCAAGCACCCGTTGGTCATCGACCGTATTAAATATACAAGCCAGCCTGATGCCAGAGACATCACGCCCCAACTGCTTGCCGCGATGTTCGACGTTGAGGAAGTGCTCGTGTCCAAGGCGGTGTATAATTCTGCTGCGGAAGGTGTGGCGGCCTCAACAAATTTCATCGTTGGCAATGTGGCTCTCCTTGCTTATAAGGAACGCGCGCCAAGCTTGAATGCGCCAACTGCTGGATATACATTTGGCTGGCAGGGGTTCACGGGGCTGAACAATCTCGGGATTCGGACGAACCAGATTCCGATGAATTGGTTGGGCGTTGGAACTGTGCGTGACGAGGTCGAGATGGCCTTCGATATGCAGGTCGTTGCGCCAGCTCTTGGGGTGTTTTTTAATTCGATTGCGTAATAAAGGCGGGCGCCGCTCTAAGATGCTGAGCTAAGGTTTTCACCTGCGGGCTATTCTCCCGCGCCGGAGGGAGCGACCCTCGCCGCGCCACAGGAATATAAAATCATATGTTGATGGTTGGGTCAAATGAAATCGGTGGCGGATTTGTCCGTCTTGGATTTACCGAAGGATCTCGGTATCGTAGGGTTGGTGAGCCGTTGACATCAGCGGAAATCAAATCGTTCCATAACTACCGCCGCATGATCGCGATCGGCAAGATTGCCGTTTATCCGCCAAGCGCCGCGCACCTGCATGAGCGACATGTCGTGAGCGCAGGTTTCGGTCGATTCGACGTGTTTGAAGGCAAAAAGCTGAGCGATAAAGCCTTGTCTAAAGAAGAAGCGGAAGAGCTGGCCTTGCGCTCATGATAAGCGATGGGAAACCTAGACTCGAAGATTATCATGCTGTATTGAGGATGTTGATTAGACGAGCGACATTATTAGATAGGTTCCGCGCGTCGGGGCGACCTCATCATTGGCTGAGTAAAGCGCGTAGAGAGTTGCTCATCCATAATGCAACAGAGACTCCTAATTATATTCTGCGGCTGCCCAAGCAGTTGCCGGACTGAAGAAGCGGAAGAGCTGGCCGCTAGATAGACAACTCGGCTAATCCCGTAAAGGAGCGTACATGCCTGGATTTCTCGTTGGCCCCCTGACGGGGTTCGTCGATCGCATGAAGGGCAAGGGCACATGCTCATCGTCCTTTCTTCAGCAAGTCGGGAAAAGCTCGGCGCAATCGGCCGGTGGCGGCAACATCTATTCCTCGTTATCTGCCGCAGGCGTTGGCAACGGTGCCGATTCTACAGATGATACTCTTATGTCATTGTCCCTTCCGGCGAATATTTTAGATATCGCCGGCCGCAACATTGTCGTGATGGCATGGGGAACTATAGGTGCTACAAGCGCTACCAAGACGGTGCAATTCAAATTCGGCGCCGCATCCCTTCTTTCAATGGCAAGCTGGACAACAACGACAGTAGGTTCCTGGCAGATCACCCTATCAATCTATAAAATATCGGCTAATGTACAGGGGCTTGTATATCAGGTTGACGCTGCGAATGCAGCAACGACTTTGGGCATAGCGGTGGGCAGAGCTATTTCATATGTGGCTGGCGCAGAAGTGGACACTGCCGCGATACCTCTTGTCGTTACAGGCAAGGTAAGCAGTTCGGTTGCGGCAAACGTTCTCTGCAATGGGCTGATCGTGGATGCTTATAACTAAGGCGAGGCTATTTCCTGATAATCAATCCTCCCAGCAAAATTCCTACGGCAGAAGCGATCAAGCAAAAGAATAGCAGCGTCCCGCCCTCCGGCGCCGCACCGTGCCCCATTGGGGTGAATGGGATTAGAAATAACATCACATGACCATCCTTCTAAATATGGCCATCACGACGGCGGTCACGGCGGTCGTTGGAACTACCGAACAGTTTCGCGACGGCAATCCTGAAAGCGCGATTATTCAAGGCACGTTTACCTATGGGTCCGGCGGAACTACAGCCGATGTGTGGGTGCAAACAAGTGTTGATGAGGGCGGAACTTGGATCGACGTGGCGAATTTCCATTTTACCACGGCGAGTGCGCGGTTTCTATATAATCTTTCCGCTTTGACGCCGGTCTTCGCGACGGAATATGTGCCAACGGACGGGACGCTTGCTGCGAATACGTCCAAGGATGGCTTTCTAGGCCCCACATGGCGCTGTAAGGCTACCACGACGGGGACATATGCCGGGGGAACGGTCTTGCGGGTGGACGTGGCTCCCAGGGGCCGGATGACGTCGTGAGGTAGAAATGAGCTGGAGCTACTCGCTTTCGGGGCTCTCCACGTCCCCAAAGGATCAAGTTCGGCTCGTAATCGGGGATACCGGAACACCCAACCCACTCACCGGCACTTCCCAATTGATGCAGGACGAGGAAATCAATTTTTACCTCACCCTGAGATCGTCCATTTTTGGCGCCGCCGCCGAATGCTGTCGGACCCTCGCGACGCAATTCGCCGCTCTTGCGGATTTGCGGGCTGGTGACACGGAAATCAAATATAGCGCGGTTGCGAAAGCGTTCCTGCTGCGCGCGCAACAATTCGACCTCAGATCGGCGATGACGTGCTTGCCATATGTAGGCGGCATAAGTCAGGCCGATAAGGACAACAATGAGGAAAATCCTGATCTGGTTGTTCCGCAATTCGCGCTCGGCATGTTCGACAGCAATCTTCCGCTTGGCCAGCTAGCGATCGAATCGCCAACCGGCCAAACGGATGAAAGCGCGGCTTAAGAAGCGCCTGCTACAGCTTCGTCTCCGGAGTTGCCAGTAGTTGCGCGCCATGCGGCAGACATAAGCCAAAGCTTGTTTTCCTGGGTGACCTGGCCAGTCTTTTTTAGGCCCATGAGCGTCCCGTTTACGGAAGCCGGCTTAAAGCCAGTCATCTCGATGATCTCGCCGGTCGCCAGCCCGTGTGGGTGACCGCCGATTAAAGACACGATTGCATCCTTGACGCCCTTGGTGCGTGGTGCGGAAGCCTTCTTGACGCCGCGGGCGACGGTTAGCTCTTTAATTGCGCCGGCGGCCTTCTCGTTTATAGCAGACATTGGCCCAGCCTTGGCTTTGCGGCCAGGACGCTTGTGGGGGCCGTTGCCGGGTGATGGGGTAATGATTTCACGCCCGCGTATATCAATGCCAGCGACGGAAAGCGGCCCTTCGGTGGCAATCCTGGCTAGCTCAGCCATTTTTCGTTCCGCGATTCGACCGGCTTCAAAAGCCTGGTCGAGAGCTTCTTTTGTATTGTTCACAGGTTTGCACTCCTTGTGCTGATATTGATTTGATTCTTGGCTAGATAATATGTGCGGCTTGCAATGTCAATACAAAGTTTTCTTTATCCGCGCAAGATCGCAATTCATAGGCCTGGGCCAATTGCAACCCCCGGAAACGCGAATGTCGCAACGTTGGTCACCGGGTATTCCGGAGAGACAATCGCTGCGGAAACTGTGATTTATACCGGAATCCCAGCTTCTATCCAATATGTCGCCCGCGATATGCGTGGAACGGCGCCAATGCCGGCCGATATCCAGAAGCCAGGGGGATGGAGCGTTTATATTCCTCTCTGGGCCAACATTTCCATCGGAGGCATAACCGAAAACGATATTGTCATAGACGATACGATCCCGCCGCGCCGCTATCAGGTCGAGGCGGCCTACAACCATCCACTCGGATGGAAATTGCATTGTCGCTACCTGAAGGCGTAACCATGGACAACATCTCTCTCCTACCAGAACTTGTAGAAATTGCTCAGCAATTGAAGGAAACCAATCGGTTGCTTGCAATTATTGCTGGCGTACCTTATCAACGTCCTGCGACGTCAACAAATGCAGGCCTTTTAAATGCCACTTTCGAGCCTGCGACGAAGACCATCAGATCAGTTGCGCTCGACGGAACTGTGAATGAAGCGATTGTTCCGTAATCGATGGCCGACCTGGAAGACGTCACCGCTTCTCTCGCCTCGGCCATAGCAGGAATTATCAATACAAACGGGGCACCGGCCCCAGTTTCTGTTGTGCAGGGATGGCCACTGCCTAACGACCTCGATACGGCGTCTAAGGCAGGCAAGGTCATCGTTTCCGTCTATCCACAGCCTGGCGCGACTTCCAATGTCACCCGCTTCCAGTGGGATGCAATTCAGCAAACGCCTGCGGCCATCTCGACGACGGCGGTTCTAGCCGCTGGAGTTATCACTTTCGGCGGAACGATTACTCTGCCGCTGAACGTCTCGATTTTCGCTGGCGGACAATCATATTCCTACGCCGCACAGATCGGCGATACCATCGCTACGATAATTATCCAACTATCATACCTAATCCAATACATTTTTCCAATCACAATCTCCTCAAACGCGATCACATTTGCCAATCCGCCAATTGACCTCGCGGTTTATCTCGGTGGGCAAGGGACGCTTATTCGCGAAAATGCGCGTGAAAAGCAAGCATTTCAAATAACAGCCTGGGCGCAGAATCAAGCTCTCCGCATGGCAGCCGTCAAATCTTTTGAGCCTGGGCTATTCGCGCTCAATTCAGTGACATTTCCGGACGGAACGGCTGGAATGCTGTTTTCCATGCGATCATTCAATACGGATGCCGGGCAGATCGATAACTTCTATCGCCGCGATATCATTGTGACGGTTGAATATGGAATTACTGAAGTCTTGCCGGCCTGGACCGTTGTGGCTGCGAGTACGCCAATTACACATTAGGGTCGCCGATGAGCTTATCGAGGACCGCAAGCGCTTTTTCATGCGCATCGTCAAACCCCTCGATATATAGAGGCTCACAGTAAAAAGAGTCATCACTATTAACCAATAACGCGGCGTCAATTAACTCTCGTGCCCGCGCAAGAATATAGCGGCGCTGCGAAATCGCATATTTGCGAACAAGCCCTTCATCATCATTCATTTCTCAACTCACTGACATGTAGAAATAAGACGATCGATGATCTCCAGCACGGCGATTTTTGTATCGTCAAAGGCTTCACTGCCTTCGCTAGCATAGAAATCTTCATCTTCAAATTCATATCGCATTTCAACAATCTTTTGGCGAAGCACTGTAAGAATGTAGCGGCGTTCAGACATCGCATTTTCGCGAAGAATCTCTTCATCGACATCCATCTTTAGCACCCTTTTTCTTCAAAGGAACGATTACGCATGGCAATTTACCAATATGGGCAACTGAACACGACTGCCCTAACGGTGCCTGGCCTCTATGTCCAGATTGTTCCTCCGCAAACCGTCCTACTCAATGGCGTTCCGACCAATGTTGGCGGCGTCGTCGGAACCGCGACATGGGGCCCGGTGAATTCCCCGGTGAATTTTACCGGCGTGACGGACGGTTCGCAAGTCTTCGGGCCGATGAACAATCGCCTATATGACATGATGACGCATGTCAATGCTGCATGCCTTCAAGGCGCAGCTGGGACCTATGTTGGCGTTCGTGTTACTGACGGTACGGACACCAGTGCAACTGGCGCGATTGGAAATGCCGGTTCCCTTGCATTTTGGACCGCTCTGGCCAACGCTGTCAATACAGGGCAGGGAACGCCGCGCGGGCCGTCTAATATCGCAACAGCGGTTGCAACAGCAACTGGGCTGATTTTCACCGCCAAATATACCGGTTCCCTCGGGAATACCGGGCAAGTCTCGCTGACCTCCGGGGGCGCCGCCAATTCATGGCGGCTTGTGTTCGGCATCAATGGCGCGATTTCCGAGATTTTCGACAATCTTGGCGCCGCACAATCTGTTGCCGTGGCGGCCACTGGAACCATTTTATTCACCGTCCAGCCAACAACCAACCAAACTATTACTCTTAATGGCACCGTTTGCACGGCGGTGGCTTCCGGCGCCGTATCTCCACAATTCAATATCGGGATAACCCTCCAAGGCACGTTATCGAACTTTATCACAATGGCCAATGCCTCGGCCGACGCCCAGCTCACTAAGTTCAAATATGGCATTGGCGCGACAACGCTGTTTCTAACGGCGGCAACGGCTGGCACGGCCGGCAATTCCCTCACTGTGGCCACCAATATCACCGGGACAACCGTTTCCGGCAGTGGGCTGCTAGCCGGTGGCCAGGCCGCCATTACGCAGCCTACGCCCGCCACGGCGGTCTTTTCCGGCGGGACGGATGGGGCAACAACCATCACCACGGCCACATTGATCGGGGTGGATACGGTTCCGCGCACGGGGATGTATCGCCTTCGCAAAATGAACTGTTCTGCGGCGATCCTCTGCGATCTTTCCGACACAACTTCCTTTGCAGGACAGACCGCCTTTGGACAATCTGAAGGCATTCTGATGGGCATTACCACGCCTTCCGGCGACACGATTGCTAATGCCGTCACAACGAAGCAAAACGCCGGGATAGATAATCCTTGGATTAAATATCTCTTCGGCGATTGGATTTCATTCCAAGATAGCACAAACGGTTTAATCCGCACGATCTCGCCGCAGGGCTTTTGGCTCGGACGCCGCGTCAATCTCTCGCCGCAAAACTCGACGCTCAACAAAATGATCAATGGCGTCGTGTCGACCCAACGCACAGCGGCCAATCAGCCATATCAGAATAGCGATATTTCGCAGCTTTATCAAGCGGGGCTTGATGTTATTACGAACCCCTCACCGGGCGGCTTTTATTTTTCTTGTATAACTGGCCGCAATTCATCGTCCGCAGCTGGCACGCATGGCGAAAATTATACCACCATGACGGACTTTATATCCGCTACGCTTAATGCGGGGATGGGGATTTATATCGGTCAATTGCAATCTCTGCAAACAAACGATGGAACGCGCTTGCGGGCGAGCGCCACGATCAATTCCTTTATGGCAAACCTCGCGGCACCAGGCGGCGATGTTACCCAAGCAATGATTAACTCATGGCAGACAGTGTTAAATACAAGTAATAACTCGCCCTACACGATTGGTCTTGGATATATGTTTGCTTATATAAAAGTTACGTATCTTAGCGTAATTGAATTTTTTGTGATCAACCTTGAAGGCGGTCAAACGGTCGTCATTACAAAACAGGATACTGCCCCTTTCTAGTATCTTTTGCTCTGCCAATTGCCCCCCGCCGCACAATTCTCTCTTCGTCTGAAATCACCATTCAAACACTCTAAGCAATATCATTATAGAAGGCAATACAACCATGCCTCTCAATTCAATTAATGTCGGTCGTGATACCACGATTGTCATGAATGATCCAACCGCCGGCGGCGTTCCGGCTATTGCCTACGTGACATCGTTCGACACAAAGCAAGATCATACGCGGCTCAAGAGTAAGGGTCTTGACGGCACCGTGCGTAATGCTGTTGAGCCGGAAGGCTGGAGCGGCAAGATCATGCTAGATCGCGCCAATCAGAATCTTGATAAGCTGTTCGGGATTCTTGAGGCCGCATATTACAACGGCCAGAATATTCTTCCGCAGACCATCACCCAGACCATTCAGGAATCTGACGGAACGATTACTCAATGGCAGTTCCAAGGATGTGCAATATCCTATGACGAGGCCGGTTCCTGGTCAAATGGAAAGTTTATTGCTCAGGCGATCGGATGGTGTGCTGCTAAGAGGATACAGCTCGTATGACTAATGTAGAAATGCTTGATGAGGCGGCGCCAAAGGAGCAATTGAAAATCGGACTGGCGGAGCAGATCAAGGCAGATTCGACCAGAATCGAATATGAGGTTGATGCGATTGGAAGGCGCATTGGCGTTAGAAAGCTTAATTTTCATGGTCATTATAGATTAGCGAAATTGCTAGGCCAGAATTCCGGCAATCCAGCGATGATGACTGATGCCATGATGGCAGCCTCGGTTGTCGAGATAGACGGCGATCCGATCCCCATGCCAGGAACGGAATTGCAACTTGAGGCGCTCATGCAGAGACTTGATTTTCATGGCGTGGCCGCTGCGGCAACGGCGATGGGGAGATTCACGCCCATTGGGGATGCTAACCAGGCCGAAATAAAAAACTAGTCGAGACCGGGGACTTCGTGGAGCCGGTCATTCTGATCAAGCACGGCGTTGACCTCGACGTTGCGTTTTCCATGGATCACATAATGCGTCGTGCGTGGCTGATCGTGCTTGGACAATCGGAAGGCGGCAATTGGGATTGGGATCTCAATTGCTGGCGGAAGGAATAAGATGGGTGTTGTGACCATTCCACAGCTTGCGACTATCTTTGCAATGGCGTCCACTCATATTCAACATGTGCATCACGACATTCTTGAAAATGCAAGCGTCATGTTTGAAAATAGCGCGAAAGACGCAATCGGCAACGATGCTTATATTTTTGGCTGGCCTCGCCTGGCAGAGTCGACGATTGAGCGCAAGGGCTTCGAACGGCCACTTTATGAAACAGGTGAATTGCAGAATTCCATTCATCACAATGTTGATGACCATGAGGCATATGTGGGGACGGACGTCGAATATGCCAAATACCAGGAATACGGCACATCAAGAATTCCTGCCAGACCGTTTCTCGGCGGCGCAATAATTCACGAGGAAAAGCGCATTCCGGAAGTTGTTCATAAAGCACTTGCTAAACTCTTCCCATAAGCAAGAGCGATGATGGCGATGCTGATCAATCCTACTAGGATAATTATATAGCACCACGTGAGGGCATCCCTGACCGACCAAGGATGGCCCCAGGAAACGGCTGCGGCGATCTCGTCGACTCTTCCTGGATCAACGGAGGCGATCGGCTCGCCAAGCCTACTACTGGCCACGCTAATCGCCGCAATGGCGATCTCTGGGGTGCAATTGAACCATTCTCCAGTTATCCGATAGCGCGCAAGCGTTCGATGCGCAGCGGACTCGATGGCAAATCCTGAGCAATTAAGCGCCCCGATATAGGAAAAAGCCAGCGGCATGGTCGATGCCGTTCTGAGCTGGGCAATGCGCGCGGATGGATTGGAGGAAATGCCGATCTTGACCGTTGGCGGCATTCCGCCGCTGTTGACGACATAGATAAAGCCGCCGCGTTCCCGGGATGCATGGGCATAGGCTGGCCGCATCATCCAATAGCGGATGCGCATCAGGGGATCGCTTTCTCTCCGTAATCAAGTGCCGCAGTTTTGGCGTGTGATTTGGCGGGCCGTGGCGCCATTGCTTCGCGCATATCCTCGACATTTTGCCTTGGGTCTGTCATTGCCCAGATAAACGATACGATCCAGCCAATTCCCGTCCAGCCCAAAAGAAGATTGGTCCAGAAGATCGCTTTTGCATTGTGATGCCGCCGCCGATTTGCGACGATCGTCGGCACCATCGCAATGGCGCAGGCGATGAATATCGCGGCGCAAGTAAAGACCGTCACGTTAGGCTCGACGGATGGATCGTAAGCGCGGATAAGCAGCGCATCACCAAGCGCGAGTATGGCCAAAAGAATATATAAAGTTCTCGTTTTCATGTTGATTTCCATTTCAGTCATCATAGTACGTGTTATCGTGGTAGCGGCCGTCATAATAACCGCCGCGGTAGCCTCCGTTTTCAGGCTCCCCATGGCGATAGACGTCGCCGCGATGCACCTGATCGCCAGGATATGAATAGTACCAGCGGTGATGATGATGACAGCCGCAGGCGGCGAATGCGGGAGACGAGAAAATTAGAATTGCAGCCGTTAATAACATTTTCATGGGAATGCACATATGCCTCTTTTGTTATATTGTCAAGTGGAATAATAAATATAATGGCTTCACCCTATGAGGTAGCAATCCATCTGACGGTCACCGGCAATGCTCAGTCTGGGCTTGCCGCTGCCGGGCAGCAAATTAACAAACTCAATGAAGGAGTCGAAAAGCTACATAAGGCGTTCGCGCTTCTCTTTGTTGGCGGAGAGATGAAGCGCTGGGGCGAGGAGGCGACTGGCGCCGTTAAAAAAGTCCTGGATATGGCCGGAAATTTCCAGCAAGTTCAAAATCAAATGGCCCAAATGGGTATGACCCAGAAAGAGATTGGCGAATCAGTCGGCAGATCGTGGAAGCTTGCGGCTGATAATATTCACGTCGGCGTGCAGGAAATCGCGCAGATGAACCGCCATGCGATCGAGATTTTCGGCGGCGCTGAAGCTGCCGCCAAGCATATGCCATTGATGGCTAAATTGGCGGAGTGGCAGGCGAAATGGGGTGCCGGAAAGACTGGACTAAAACAGGTCGACGTTGCCATGTCCATAAGAGACATAATGAAGACGACCGAGGGGGCTGCCATGCTCCAGGAGGACCCGAAGCTTTTTGACAGGTTTGCCGAAAATGCGTTTCGAATGCAGGTCTCGACTGGTGGTAATGTTTCGTCATCACAATATCTCCAGGCGCAGCGCCATGCGCGCGCCGCCGCGTTTGGATGGTCTGATAGTTTTAGATTTGGCGTGTTTCCGGCGATGGTTCAGGAATATGGACCAAATGCTGGCGTTATGTCGCAGCAAGCATTTTCCAAGCTTGTGTCCGGCCTGGAGTGGAAAAAGACAGGAATCGTGCAAGGTATAGAAATGGGTCTCATAGATCCAAAGAAAGTTGAATATGATAAAACCGGGAAGCCGATGCGCCTCATGCCCGGAGCCGTTCTGCATGCTGGAGAATTTGCTGAGGACCCGCTACATTATACGGAAAAATATGTTACGCCTTGGCTAAATAAGCATACTAAAAATATAGGCGAAAGAACTGCCGCTCTAGGCCGTTTGATGGGACGTGGCACGGCCGCGAGTGATCTAATAGCATTTGACACACAGGCCTTCAAATATGAAAAAGATCGGCCGCTTTATGAAAAGGCCGGATTGACTATACCTCCTGGCTGGGATCAATCAGTCTTGGCATTCACGGAAAAATGGAAGGATTTAATGATTGCCCTCGGCACGCCGTCGCTCAAGGATGCAACAAGCGCGCTGGACGGTATTACAAAAGCAATTATTAATCTTACTGGCGTTTTCCTCGCGCATCCTGACATCCCTAAGAACTTGATGGCTGTTGCCGCCGGGTTTGGAGCTGTAATGACGGTGCTAGGTGGGGCAGCATTTATCGCCGGCATCGGAAGCCTGCTCGGCGGCGGCGCGGTCATCGTTGGTCTTACGGCATTGACTGGTGCTCTTGCCGGTCTTGCGGCGGCAAACTGGCCAGCCATCAAGAGCAAGTTTCAAGAATTTCTCGACAGTTTGCGAAATACTGATTGGAATGCAGAAATTACCAAAGCGCTGACGCCGGTCTTCGCCGCAATGAAGACGTTCTTCTCCAATCTCGGGTCGGCCATTGTGGATGCGTTCAAGGGTATGTGGGAGGACATGAAGGGGGCGCTCGGAGGTTTGTTCCATCATATCAATTTTGGTGGTGGCGGCGGAGGCGGAGGCATGGGATCATCCGGTGCGCTTTCCGCTGGTGAACGTGGTCAATATGCAGATATTATTAGAAAAGTATCATTACAGGAGGGTGTTGATCCAAACGCGCTTCTGAAGATTTATGGCACGGAAGGACGCACCGCCTGGTTTGGAGATGGCGGGCACTCGATTGGTCCATTCCAGCTTCATGATCGCTACCTCGGCGCTCAATTTCACGGTGATCGATCCAGGTCGGCCCATGGTGTTGAAGATCAGGCCAGGTTTGTGGCGCGCTATGGTAAGGCTCATGGCGGGTGGTCAAGTGATATATGGCACGGATTGAGGGATCAGGGCGTTGGATCTATTCCATATCGAGGGCACAAGGGTGGCGAAACTCACGTCCACAACAATATCTATCTCGACGGCAAGATGATTGCAAAAAGCACATCCAAGCATCTTGTGCGCGCCGCGCAATATCCAACTAGCGTAGGGCGCCAAGATGGAAGAGGTGTCTTTATGTCTCCCGCTGCTGAGGTGTTCGCGTAAATGCCAATTAGACTTCCGCCAGAACAAGCACCCCCAAAGCAACTTCCCAGGATGGCGATCCTGAGGGGGCGGCATATCGCCGGACAATTCCCATATAGAGATCGTCCTGGGAATCCGTTTTTCTATCATGGCGGAATCGCGCATCCTGATTCCATCGTTCCAGACATAGATTCGCAGGATTCCGGGGTTAACTCACCATATTTGGGATCGCCTGCTCATGGTGGCGAATTCACTCCTGCTTTTCCTGATCTAGGATTAGAACGTAATGCCCTGCCGCAGGCGCTCCCAAACCCTCCATCCGTACATTTTGATAGGCCATTATTGCAACCAATAAGCGCGCGGGCTCCGAGGCGACGCGCGCTACCGCCATTTGCTGCAGAGGGCATGAACTATCGAATGCCAGGCGGCACGCCGAATCTCGGCCAAGATTACAAAATTCCGAGCAATGAAGAGATAGCTGCAAATAAGAGGTTCGAAAAGCTAAACAAAGGATTGCCTGATGTTGTGAGAAAGGATATTGAACCATATCAATTTGGCAATATTCCAGAGCGTGAAAGAGGCGATTATATTAGTGGACGCCCGGATTATCCTGAGGCTCCAGAAGGCGAAAGTCATAGTTACGGACCGCCGACTGATCCATGGGATCAAAATGCACCTGATCGATTAGATATTACGCCGGAATGGGGAAACGAATTCACCCCAGCACCGGGAGAGCCTGGTCGTAATACCGGCGAACAGAACTGGATCCCGGATCCGGACCGTAGTTTTGAACTTCCTAATGCTGGAAGGCTTCCAGTAACGGCGCCGGAGTTGCATATCCATACTCGCGCGCATGTGATCTAACATGCCAGCGCTTGTTCTTGGCGGCGTTGTCTTTCAGGACTTCGAAATCCCGGAGGACGTGAAGCTCGGCGGCAACCATGCCGGCAAGCTCTGGAAGCTTCCGGGCGGCGTTCGGATTATTGATGCACAGGGTCCGGATGATGAGACTATCGAATGGCATGGAAGATTCCGGGCCGGCTCTGCAATGCTTCGCGCGCTGGAGATCGACGGCATGCGGCGGGCCGGACAGCCGGTGTTCCTTGCAGTTTTGGGTCTTTCCTATCAGGTTTTCATCCGCACCTTCACATTTCATCCACAGCGAAACGGATTTGAAATTCCATACGAGATTTCCCTTGACGTGATCGTCGATAACACGCAAGGTTTGGGCTTCTTCGGCGTGTCGTCCATCGACTCACTTGTCGCGGCAGATATCGCTTCAGGGACGGCGTTTCTGACATAAATGGGCACCGCTGCAATTATGATGGCAACTGGAATGGCCACATGGCCGGCGCCGCCATTTGGCATCATCTTACTAATCGGCATATTTGTTTTTGCATTTGCGGTGGCAAGCTGGGCATGTCCTGGGGCGTGGCGTAAATGAGCAATAACAATGCAAAACGATCTTGGGTGAATTTTGGACCGTAATCTCACTCCCCTAATCTTCGGGCTCTGTTTGTGGGGCGCAACTATGATCTTAGGGGGCGTGTTATGGGCCGCAAGCATCGTTTTTAAGATGTTTGTGTTTCGATGACCCTTCCGACGCCCTCTATAACCATTGCATTAAACGCCTTTATTGCGGCGGTGGCCGCGGTTCCGTCGATTGCCAATGCATCAAGCACCGATCTTATCCCAATTCAGGCGGCTGGGGTGGTCTTGCAAAATGCCCTATCGGCGGCGGCGGCGGTAGAGGATGCTGAGATTCTTGCAAATCCTCTTGCCACGCCTGACGGCGGCCTTACATCGCTTCTGGCAACCCTAGAAGCAATGCAGGCGGAAAGCGATTACCTGAATTCACAATATTACTTCGGACGCGCAACTGTCAACGTGCAAAACGATCTTGGATGATAGAATATATGCGCTCCTTGTATGTCATCACTTACCATTGAATACCCGCAGTTACATGATCCCCATATTCCATTTCCGCCGTCGCGA